AAACCTACCGTTGGGAAACAAAAGCCTCTTCCTAAGGCTAAGCCTGTTTCTACTAAAAAACTTTCTACTAAGAAAGCTACCACTTCTCAAATGACGCCAAGTGATCGCCAAATTTTGCGTGATTATGCTAAGACTCTTAAACAAAGCGGAACCCCCGCTGCTGCTAAAGAGCTTGAGCGTATGAATAAAATGTACGCTAAATATGGCATGTCATTTGGCAAGCTTCCTGGCGTTTAATTATGCCACTTAAAAAAGGTTCGTCCAAAAAAACGGTAGCCCAAAACATCCGCAAGATGATGAAGGAAGGTTACCCACAAAAACAAGCTGTTGCTGCTTCCCTTTCTTCTGCTCGAAAGAGAAAGAAGCGTAAGACGCGCTGAGTGACACCTAGGAGGCTCTCTAATGGGCCTCCACCCCTTTTTCCGTATGTTTCCCTTATGACCACATTAGAAGCCCCTTCTAGGACCGTAGAACAAAGACTTACGGATTCCTTTCCTCTTTTTCTTTCTCTTGTATGGAAGTCGCTAGACCTGCCTCCTCCAACAAGAGCACAAATAGCCATTGCTCAGTATCTTCAAGGTGGACCAAAACGACTACAGATCCAAGCCTTCCGAGGACTCGGTAAATCCTGGATCGCTGCTGCCTTTGTTCTGTGGACGCTATGGATCGACCGTGATAAGAAGATCCTTGTTATTTCTGCGTCTAAACAAAGAGCTGATGACTTTACTATCTTCTGTCAGAAATGCATTCTGGAGTTCGACTGGCTGGCTCATCTACGCCCTGTGGACGATGATCAACGGTGGTCCCGCGTTTCGTTTGATGTTGCCGGCTGTAAACCCGCACAAGCTCCGTCAGTTAAAAGTGTTGGCATCACCGGGCAAATTACTGGTAGTCGAGCCGACCTTATCGTATTCGACGACGTTGAGGTTCCCGCTAACTCTGCTACCGACCTCATGCGTGAAAAGTTGCTTCAACTGGTCACTGAAGGCGAGTCCGTTCTTACACCAAAGAAAGATTCTCGTATCGTGTTTCTCGGCACACCGCAAACAACCTTTACTATTTACCGCACACTACGAGAACGGAACTATCGACCTTTTGTCTGGCCCGCACGATACCCAAAAGACCTTACCGGGTATGACGAGGTACTAGCACCACAGCTGGCAAAAGATATTGAAAGAGACGGACACGAAGCACTTTCTTGGAGACCAACCGACACACGCTTCTCCGAAATTAACCTACTGGAAAGGGAAACCAGTATGTCCCGGAGTAACTTCATGCTCCAGTTCATGCTGGATACGAGCCTGTCGGACGCCCTTAAATTTCCTCTTAAGCTCAGCGACTTTTCAGTACTACCGCTTGACCTGGAAAAGGGTCCGAGTGATTTGGTGTGGGGCTCCGATAAGGAAACTCAGCTTGACCTTCCTGCTGTCGCTCTCCCTGGGGATAGATGGCACCGGCCTAAGACTGTTTCGGAATTTGTCCCATACGGGCAGACTATTGTTAGTGTGGACCCCAGCGGCAGAGGTAAGGATGAGACGGTTGCGGTTGTCATCTCGCAAATCAACGGATACCTCTTTGTAAGAGACATCTTTGCTAATCAAGACGGATACTCTGATTCGACCCTTTGTGAGATCCTAAGACGAGCAAAGAAATACAAAGCAAGTCTCTGCGTTATTGAATCTAACTTTGGTGATGGTGCTGTCATGGAGCTGATGAAGCGACACGCCATTGAGATGAAGGTTGGTATTGACTTTGAAGAAGTCCGAGCAACCACCCGAAAGGAAGACAGAATCATCGACACACTGGAACCCGTCCTTAACCAGCATCGTCTTGTTCTTGACCAAAGGCTTATTGAATGGGATTACCGCAGTAACCCTGACCTTGCCCCAGAAGAACGGCTTCCAAGAATGCTGATGTACCAGCTTACCCGTATGTGTCGTGAGAAGGGTGCGGTAAAGCACGATGACCGCGTAGACGCCCTTGCCCTTGGCATTAAGTACTTCCAAGACATCCTTGCTATTTCCGCAAAAGACGCACTGGTTCAAGCGCGAAGAGAGGAATGGAACCAGATGATGACCGCCTTTATCAACCACCCTCAGGAGGCCACAGATCGCCTTGTCGCTGGCAAAAACTTTGAAGGAGTGGGTTTGGGTGAAAACGCAGTCCACCACTGGATTTAGAAAAAGGTGCTCCGTAGGACCGGGAGAGTGGTGTCTCTCGGTGTGGAACAGCGGTAATTAGGGGGGTGACAGAACCCAAAATCGTCACCTCCCGACCCCCGCCCACAAAACGACCCGCTTTCCCCGGTATCTCCCCAAACAACAAGCACAATTAAAGACCAAATTTTGTAAACGACTCTGCGCGAGCCGATCCTTGAGCGGTAGGGGAAGAGGGGGGATAAAGGGGGGAGTTGGGGACGACACAGAATATAGTTAGCGTAGGGGCGAAGCCCCGGAGCGTTAGCTTTTGACGACACAATAGAAATCCAAGACAAAATCAGGAAGACACCCGAAGGGTGGATTCCGTTTGTCACAGACCCAATAGACATAAACAAAAGCAGACTATAGAATAACTATTACTGTTGTTTCTATTATGTCTATTATTGTCTATTTAATTACCACCTTCCACCATTCATCACTTCATGTCTCAGCTTGTTCGTCTTGTTTCTATTAACCAAGACGCAGAAGAAATCATTGCTTACTGTGCCAGAGTAAGTAACCCGGCTAATCAAGAGAACCACCAGACAGTGGATAAGCTTCTTGGTTATTGTATTAAACACGGTCATTGGTCTATCTTTGAGATGGCTAATATGATTCTTGAGATAAACACCACGCGTTCTATTAGTCCACAGATTCTTCGTCACCGTTCGTTTTCCTTTCAGGAGTTTTCCCAACGGTATGCAAGGGTCTCTGATCTTGGAGGTATTGATCTTCCTCACCTAAGAAGACAGGACACCAAGAACCGACAGAACTCGTTTGATGATCTTTCTCAAGAAAGGACACAGCTGTTCTATCGCCGGATAGCTGCTCATTACGCCGAAGCAGAAGATCTCTATGAAGAAATGCTGAGTAAGGGTGTTGCTAAGGAATGTGCCCGAGAGGTTCTTCCGTTATCTTCCCCAACACGGCTATACATGAACGGGACTGTTCGTTCGTGGATCCACTACATTCAACTGCGTACGACCGATGGTACTCAGCTAGAGCATCGAAAAGTCGCAGAACAAGCAAAACAAATCTTTTGTCAACAACTACCCATCATTGCGAGGGCTCTTGAATGGACGACATGACCTATGAGGAGTACAAGAAGTGGCTTGATGTCAAGACATCTCTTGAAGCTTCTGGTAAGACAGATTCGATCTTCTATGAAGAGGCTATGAATCGTCTTTACCGTAGACCGGTGCCTCCGTATCCAAAAGCTGATGTACCCATCACTAAGAACGACCAGTTTTAAAGAACTCTATAAGCTCAGCAAGACCCTTCCAAAGTGGCTTCGGTTTCTTTGGTTGGGTTTTCTTGTGTCTTTGGAAGAGCAGTATCTCAACATCAAAACGACCCAAGCAGTGTTTGAAGCCGTTAAAGGTCTTGACGTTGGTCCCTCAGGTGTCGTTCCTCCGGTGTATTCGGAGACTGGCAATGGCTTCTTTGATGAGATGCGTCTTAGCGGCCCCTGGAAGGCCCAGGAAGACCCCTCCGACTCCCCTCAGGTGTAAGTACACCTAAGGCTCCTCGGAGGGCCTTTCCAGCGCCTTACGCAAGGGCCATAAATTTCGACACAAAAATGCGAAGTCCTTACGCTAGTAAGTCGGGCCGCAGCTACCCCCAATGGGGGTCGGTCCAGCCGTGTCCAATGTCCAGCCCCCGGCCAGCGCGGTGGACGCGTTGCAGCGCAAGGGATCTGGCCCCTTTGCGTATCTGCGTGGGTGGCAGGTACGCAAGCGATCACAAGCCTCATAGGGGGCGATTTGGTATCACGGCGCTACATACTGGCCAGGCCTTATATCTATATGAGAGAAATATCTGTGGCCCTCTCAATAACGAGTGCTTATTGAGAATGTTACGAGTTTGTTGTAATCCTTGACCTTGGGCAGGGTTAGGGGCTAGGTTGCTTGCAACGGATCAAACGGAGCCGACGCGAAGTCAGGCCAACCGAGCATCCGCCAGACTCTCAGGCCTAACGCTTGTCGCCTACATCCGTCTGATCTCTACTGAAGCCATGCTGATGTTCTTTGCCATCCTGACCTTTGTGACTGCTGCATCGGTCAACATTCCTTCTGTGTCGTTACTGCTGCTGTGTGCCGGTATCGGTGCGCTCATCGTTCGCCTTTATCTTTGAACCAACATGACAAAATCAAAAGCAGTTGCCGAGTTTCGTGAGACCGTTGGCCGATCCTACGATCATGACGCGATCATGAAGCGTGAAGCCTGGCACAACTTTGTTGACCTTATGGTGGCCGATGGTTTGGTCACTGAAAAGCAGCGCACCACTTGGACCTGTCCCTTCGCTTGATTAACAATGGTAACAATTGGCATCTTTGACTTGTCTGCTGGCAAGTGGGAACCTTACGCTACCTTTGCCACATACGATGAGGCTGACGCAGCCTACGATGCAGTGTGTGACCTTTACCCAAACTCTTGGGTTGAGATTCTTGACGGAGCACTTGCCCAATGAAGAAACCCAAACCCGTAGCTGCTACCCGCTACATCAAAGCCATGCTCATGTTGGCCACTGAGTCAGACATCGAACAGGGTAAGCACTGGTATCAGCGAGCCAAAGACCTTGCCCTGAGGCTAACCAATGTCTACGATGGTGTGACCATTGAACAGGTCTGCGGTGTCATTGCTGCTCTGAGTCCTAACAACAAATGGGAACGGAATTGCAATGATGCTGAGGCTATGATCAAAGCACACTGGCTAGGGGCAGACCCTACCACGGTTAAAGTTTGCACCTTTAACAAAAACAAAGAAAAGGCAGCCAAGATCCTTGCCATGGAATCGCCAGACAGCGAGGCCATAGAAGAGATCCTGAATGGCCGCAAGGTAACCGCGTTCTTCCGCTGTATCCTTGGTTTTGAAGATACTGTGTGTGTCGATGGCCATGCCTACGCTATTTGGCTAGGCCATAGAGTGCCAACAACAAAGACACCATCCATAAGTGCTGCACTTTATCAGACCATCACCCGAGCCTATGTAAACACCAGCAAAGATTCTGTGTCTGTGTGTGGTGAGCGTCTGACACCTGCTGAGGTTCAGGCTGTCACCTGGGTTACCTACCGTCGTCTTCTTGGTTACTGATTATGAAACGTCAATTCTCCGCATACTATGGCCACCGTCGCGGACGCGGTGGATGGTTGATCAAAGAAGAAATGATCATCCTTGCCCATAGCTTAGAGGATGCTATCACTCTTGCTCTACATCGCAACATGCCTGGCGAAGAGCTGCTACGAGTTGAAGCCTTTTCCGAGCCCGATGGGCTGTGTCAAATCAATCTTTAACAAAGAAGAGAGGGGCGCTGTTGTCCTTCTCTTTTTTTATGTTTTGTAAAGGTTAAGAAATTCACAAGCCGCACGGCTGAAGCTCCGTCCCTAGTTGACGGGGCTTTTTTTGTCTCTATAATGTAAATGTTAACCCAACCCCAGCCATGACAGTCTGGAAGGATGCCGATGAGGCCCGCTACCACTTCCCACAGCCTGAATCCGCGCCAAAGAGCGTAGAGGCCCTGCTAAGGGAGGCTGAGGAGCTCTACAAAGACCAAGGCCACAGCTACGCCTACAAGGCAGGCTTCTTTTATGGTCTGATCCAGCTCCTTGAATTTGAGATCGCCCTACTGAAACTCCACAATGAATCCCTGGATCGCTGTTCTCAACAACCCACCAGTCGTGACAAGGGAGGAGATTGAAAAGGTAAAAAAGGCAAAGGAACTTCTCAAACCAAGCAAACGTTACAACCTTCCCATGAAGTATTTGGACAAATGATTACAGTTGAGGATCTTCTTATCAAGATTGAGGCCAATGGAACAACGAGCCTAACAATGTCAGAGCGTACCTTTATCGTTGAGGTATTTCGAGCAGCAGCCATGACCAACAATCCCAATGTGGTTGCTGTTAAGAGAATGATTCAGGAGGCACATCTTGAACACTGCCTTGGTCTTTCCCATAAGAATAAAAAGAGGGCGAATGGAACGTAATCAGATCCAATCTTGGACCTGCGTTCTACCCAATCGCCAAGAGATTTGCTTTTACGGTTACAACAAGACACATGTCATTCAGCAATTGGCTGAGTTGTATCCAGAGGTTGATCTACTTTCTGTCAATGTTGTTCTAACACCACAATGGAGTTCACCGTAGACCAACTTGCCCATCACCTTGAGGACATTCTTACTTGGAGGCAATTACGCAAGCTAGCAAAACGCAATCGTCTTGGTCAGTATTCTTACCTTGGTAAAAAACAGTTAGCAATGCTGCTTGCTATTAACACTTTTAACAAAGCACAACGTCATGCCCTTTCCAACCCCCAACAGTGATGACTATGACGATCTCCTCTATACCCTTCAGCATATGGCGGTGGACCGCTGTACTGACCTTGTTGGTCGGGTCAATGCCCATGCCGACATCCTTGACCCAGACAATGACGAAGGAGAGATGGACCGACTCTTCACTGCCCAGCTTGGTCTCGATGGATCTGAGGAAGAGATAGATCTTACTCAGGCTCTGATTACCATGATCAGCAACATCATTGTAATTAGAAAGGCAAGAGCAACCATTCATCAACCAAACCAGACCGAAGAGTAAATGGCAACGAAGGAGCAACTCGCCCGTCAGTTTCAGCGAGAGTTAGACGCTCGCACGGAAGCCATTCGCAGATTACAAGAGCGCACCAGGACAGCAGAAGAGCGGACGTATGCCAGCTCTACTGTTTATGGGTCAGCGTTTATCAAACAAGGGTTACAGGCCATCACAGAGGCAATCAGTGGTCGTCTCCATCGGATCAGTCAAGGCTGGGCCAGTGAGAAGGCGGAGGCTGCTGCGTTTGTAAAGGAATGTGATCCAGCCATCCTTGCTCTTATCACGGCCAAGGGTGTGCTTGATGTGCTGGGGGTTCCTCGTCTTGAGAGACCCACCTACGCCTATGTGACCACACACATTGCTCGTCTTGTTCATGACCAGATCATGCTTGACCAGTTCGAGGCACAGCATCCTGAGCTGTTTTCACAAGCCAAACTCCACATCCACGCCCACAAAGGCTACATCTACAAGGTTCAGCAGTTCCGAGCAGCCATTCGGCGGTCGGACTTCCAGCCTGATCGGTGGTCTGATGCGATCAAGCACCTCGTTGGTGGGTGGTTGGTGTATCGTCTTGCTGAGTCATCCGGATGGGTGGGATCTAAAACCGTCATTACGGGGGCCAAAAGGCAGCAGACGGTACTCACCTACTCAAAGGAGTTCTTAGAGGCCAAGGAGGCGCTCCTAGCGCAGGCTGAGGGCTTTGCTGCATGTCTGTGGCCGATGCTGTGCGAACCCAACGACTGGACACCAGACCAGAAAGGGGGGTATCTGACCAACGACATGAGGAAGCTCAATCGCCTGATCAGAGCTAGGTCTTCAAGAAGGTGCTCCGTAGGACGGGAAAGCGCGGCCCTTGTCATGCTGAACCGTCTCCAACGGGTGCCGTACCGGATCAATCCAAAGATCCTGGACGTAGCCAACTTCTGCCAGGAACACCGCATCAGTGTGGGTAAGTTCCGTGCTGAGGAGCCAACACCTCCACCGCCAAAGCCAGAGCCTTGGGAGACTGCTTCCGAGGAGGCAAAGCTTGCGTATCGACGAGCTCGAACAGAGATCGAAGACAACAACGCAGCACTGGCGCAGAAGAACTATCGAACGACTGAGTGTTTGTTTGTTTCTAACAAATACAAAGACGACACCTTTTGGATTCCCTGGTCGTATGACTTCCGGGGAAGGTTGTATCCAATTCCCACAAGCCTCAGTCCACAGGGTACTGACTTCGATAAGAGTTTGATTCTCTTTGAAGAAGAAGGACCAATTGATGAGTGGTGGTTGTCTTTTCAAGTTGCTACGACTTGGGGTCTTGATAAAGCTCCAATGACTGAGCGAATTGAGTGGACAAGAAACAACCATGATTTAATTTCTTTGATTGCTTCTGATCCACAGGGGACAATCAATGAGTGGTCTACTGCTGAGGAACCTTGGTGTTTCTTGGCTGCTGCTATGGAGTACTACGATTGTGTCATTGACAAAAACAAAAAAACCTCTGGTCTTCCTGTGTCTGTTGATGCCACTTGCTCTGGTCTCCAGCACCTATC